CAGATGGCGGTTGTGCAATTGGTGGTGCATGGCACAACGCAACAACTGATTCTTATTTTAAAGGCAAAAGAGTGGTATTATTCAGTTTACCAGGAGCATTCACTCCAACTTGTTCATCACAACAACTTCCAGGTTTCGAAAAAGAATATGACAAAATTAGAAACATGGGCATCGATGAAATCTATTGTGTTTCAGTCAATGATTCATTTGTTATGAACGCATGGGCAAATCACATGAAAATACAAAATGTAAAAATGATTCCAGATGGTTCTGGAAACTTTACAAGATTTATGGGTATGCTTATTGGTAAAAACCATTTAGGTTTTGGAAACAGAAGTTGGAGATACATGGCAGTCATCAACAATGGTGTAGTAGAAAGATGGTGGCAGGAACCAGGTATCAATAACGAAGGAATTGATGACGATCCATATATCGCTTCTACTCCTGAAAATATGATTAATTACTTAAAAGAAGAATACGCAATGGGAAACTACGGCGACTATTCTGGAATAGATCACAACAACTAAACGGAGAATAACAATGGAACTAAAAGATAGTAAAACAGCACAAAACTTGAAAGACGCTTTTTCAGGTGAGAGTCAAGCAAACAGAAGATATCTTTACTTCGCACAAAAGGCAGACATAGAAGGAGCACCAGATGTTGCTCAAGTTTTTAGAAGCACAGCAGAAGGTGAGACAGGTCACGCACACGGACATCTAGAGTATTTAGAAGAAGTAGGTGATCCGGCGACAGGTGAACCAATGGGTGAAACAGAAGCAAACTTAAAATCTGCTATACATGGTGAAACACATGAGTACACTGATATGTACCCTGGTATGGCAAGAACAGCCAGAGAAGAAGGCTTTGAAGAAATTGCTGATTGGTTTGAAACACTTGCTAAGGCTGAGAAGTCACACGCAGGTAAATTCACAAGAACACTTGAAGCATACAAAGGAGCATAATAATGGCAGGTAGAACATACGGTCCAGAGGAACAAGCAAAGTTAAAAAGGATTATAGATGAAGGTGCTAACGTACTTTCAGAAGTAGAAGATTTAAACTCTGGATTAAAGGACACTGTGAAAGCAGTGGCAGAAGAATTAGAAATCAAACCAGCACTGATTAATAAAGCAATTAAAATTGCTCACAAAGGTGAATGGCACAAATATTCTGATGATTTTGATTCTTTAGAAAATCTGATTATTGCAGTTGGTAGAGACAAGTAAAGTGTTCTCCAAATTTGTAGACGAAATCCAAAAATTTTGGAAAGTAAGTTATCAAACCGACAAGACGGCATTTTATTTGGAATTAATTTCTGTACTGTTCACTATCACAGGTTCTTTGTTATTGACATTTGGATCACCAAATCCTAATATGGCACACGTATTTCCTGTATATATTTTTGGTTCTCTTACACTGGCAATTGCTTGTTGGAGAAGGAAGATTATTTGGACATTCATATTGGCATCATGGTTCACCACAATGAATTTTATAGGCATTTTAAGAGTATTCATAATATGAAGTACATGGTTGACATTGACAACACAATTTGTTATAATAAAGATAGCAATTACGAACAAAGTCAACCCGACATGGAACGGATTGCAAAGTTGAACAAACTGTTTGATGAAGGACATGAAATCCATTATTGGACAGCAAGAGGTGGTAATTCTGGAATAGATTGGACAGAACTTACCAGCAAACAACTGAATGATTGGGGTGTAAAGTACACTTCAATCAATATGAAAAAACCTGTGTATGATGTTTGGGTTGATGATAGAGCAGTAAACATAAAGGACTTTTTTAATGAGAATTGATTACAACATACATTTAGATTATTCGGACGTTTTATTACACCCTAAAAGATCAACATTAAGTTCTAGAAGAGATGTTGATATATTAAGAAAATTCAAATTTAGAAACAGTGGTAAAGAATTATCTTACGTGCCTATTATGGCAAGTAATATGGATGGTGTTGGCACATTTTCAATGGCAAGAGTATTACAAGAATACAAAATGCTTACTGTGATTAGAAAGCATTATACATTGGATGATTGGAAACAAGCGGCAGGCACAGGATTAAAATTCAAATATGTTTCTGCCTGTGTTGGTACTGGAGCAATTTGGGACGAAAACGCACAAGATTATCAAACACTCAAACAAGTGATGTCAGCATTTCCAGATATTCCTTGTATTACAATTGACGTTGCCAATGCTTATCATGAGTCATTTGTAGACTTTGTTACAAAAATTAGAACGGAATATCCAGAAAAAGTTATTATTGCTGGAAATGTAGTCACACCTAACATGACAGAAGAATTGATTATAAAAGGTGCTGACATAGTAAAAGTTGGAATTGGTCCAGGTAGTGTGTGTACCACAAGAACACAAACAGGAGTAGGTGTTCCTCAGTTTTCAGCAATAATGGAATGTTCAGATGCGGCTAACGGCGTTGGTGGACATATCATTGCTGATGGCGGTTGTACTGAACCAGGAGACGTGTCAAAAGCATTGGGAGGTGGAGCACATTTTGTTATGCTAGGTGGAATGTTGGCAGGACATGATGAATCAGAATTTGAACTTAAAGATGGCAAAAGAATTTTTTATGGCATGGCATCGCAGTCAGCATTAGACACACACGGACAAAGAAAAGACGGATACAGAGGCACAGAAGGCAAAACAGTTACACTAGATGATAAAGGACCTGTCAAAGATACTGTTGAACAGATATTGGGTGGAGTAAGAAGCACCTGCACTTATATTGGGGCAAGACGAATCAAAGATATGCCTAAAGCGGCTCACTTTGTAAGAGTGAATAATGTAATCAACAGAGTATTTGACAAGTATGAATCACGTTAAGTTTAATTCAAAAGCAGGTGTAATGCACAAATACACCTTCCCAAGTTTTTCTGCACTTGAAGAATTTTTTCTGAATAACATAGATAAGTTTAAAGGTTGTAAATCAAAAGTAATAGGCAAAACATTATTAGTATGGAACAAGTAAAAACAGGCAATCAATTGAAATGGCTGGCAACAGCAATATTAATTATAGGCACTTTTGTAAACGCAGGCTTTCCTGAATTATATCCTGTAGGTCCATTGCTTTTGGCAATGGGAGGTGTAATTTGGTTAATAGTATCGTTTCTTTGGAAAGAACCGGCACTCATTGTCACCAATACGGTATTGACTTTAATGGGTTTCGGAGGTATACTATTGTATTATATAAAGTAAGGTTGTATCAGCCACAATTGATTTTTGGTATTTTGTCAGCCACAAATGACAAAAAGGAGAATATATGAGTTACATAGATGGATACTTTGACAGACAAGCCGACATCATAAGAGTTGTTGAGAGGCAGAACAAAGAAAGAGTTTTCAAAGAATATCCAATCAAATACACATTCTATCATGAAGATCCAGGCGGCAAATTTAAGAGCACAACTGGAAAGACATTAAGCAGAATTGTTTGTAAAAATACAAAAGATTTCCATAAAGAATTAGCAATCAACAGAAACAAAACATTATTCGAATCAGACATAAATCCTATCTTCCAATGTTTAAGTGAAAATTATTTAAACAAAGATGCTCCGGATTTGAACATTGCTTTCTTTGATATTGAAGCAGACTTTGATCCTGAAAAAGGATTCAGCCAACCTAGTGATCCATTCATGCCAATCACAGCAATTACAGTTTCTTTACAATGGCTAGACACAATGGTAACTTTCGCTATGCCACCTAAAACAATGGGCATGGAGGAGGCAAAAGAAATAACCAAAGGCATAGACAATTTATACTTGTACAAAGATGAAGCAGATATGCTGAAAGCATTTTTAGATATCATTGAAGATGCTGATGTTATATCAGGTTGGAACTCAGAAGGGTATGACTTACCATACATCATTAATAGAATTAAAAAAGTAATGAGCAAAGATGACACAAGACGTCTGTGCTTATGGAAACAAATGCCTAAGAAAAGAACATTTGAAAGATTTGGTCGTGAACAAGAAACTTATGATCTAGTTGGTAGAGTGCATTTAGATTCATTAGAACTTTACAGAAAATACACATACGAAGAACGACACAGTTACAGATTAGATGCTATTGGTGAACATGAAATCGGTGAAAAGAAAACTGTGTATGAAGGCAGTTTGGATCAACTATACAATCAAGATTTTAGAACGTTTGTTGAATACAATAGACAAGACGTGGCATTGTTAGACAAACTGGATCGTAAATTAAGATTCATAGCATTATCAAATGAATTGGCACACGCAAACACTGTACTACTTCAAACAACACTAGGTGCAGTCGCAGTAACAGAACAAGCAATTATAAATGAAGCACATAGACGAGGAGTACAAGTTCCTAATAGACCTAAGAGAGATGACAATTCAACCACAGCCGCAGGTGCTTATGTGGCATATCCAAGAAAAGGATTACATAGTTGGATAGGATCAATGGATATCAATTCGCTGTATCCTTCTGTGATTAGAGCATTAAACATGGCTCCTGAATGTGTGATGGGACAACTGAGACCAACTTACACAGATGAATACATCGAAGAACAGATGACTTTGCAGAAAAAATCATTCGCAGGTGCTTGGGAAAACCATTTCGGATCATTAGAATATGATGCTGTAATGGAAAAAAGAAAAGATATCAGTATTAATGTAGACTGGGAAGACGGCAAATCAGATGTTATGAGTGGTGCTGAAATTTACAAGATGATATTTGAAAGTAACAATCCAATGATGATTAGTGCTAACGGCACAATATTTACAAGCGAATTTGAAGGTGTAATACCAGGACTACTTGCTCGTTGGTACAAAGAAAGAAAAGAAATGCAGGCAATGTTGAAGAAAGCCAAAGAAGCCAATAATGATGCTGAAATAGAATTTTGGGATAAAAGACAACTTGTTAAAAAGATTAATTTGAACAGTTTGTATGGTGCAATATTAAATCCTGGTTGTAGATTCTTTGACAAACGTATTGGGCAATCAACAACACTGTCAGGCAGACAGATATCCAAACACATGGCATCAAAAATAAATGAAGTGATCACGGGTGAATACAATCATGTTGGTAAAGCAATGATATATGGTGATACAGATTCCGCATACTTTTCAGCATATGAGGTATTGAAAAAAGAAATAGACGAAGGAAAAATTCCTTGGACAAAAGAAAGTGTTGTTAAATTGTATGATCAAGTGGCGGGCGAAGTAAACAATTCATTTAAAAAATTTATGGGACAAGCATTTCATTGTATGAAATCAAGAGCAGAAGTAATTCAAGCAGGTAGAGAAAGTGTGGCAACATCAGGTTTGTTTATCACAAAGAAAAGATATGCTATATTGATATATGACTTAGAAGGTTATAGACAGGACGAAGGGGATAAACCAGGCAAAATAAAAGCAATGGGTCTTGACCTTAAGCGATCAGATACGCCTGTGTACATTCAAGATTTTTTATCTGAATTATTACTAATGGTATTAACCGGCAACACAGAAGAGCAAGTGTTGGATAAAATTACACAATTTAGAAATGAATTTAAAACTAGACCAGGTTGGGAGAAAGGTTCTCCACGTAGAGCAAACAACATTGGCGAATATGCTAAAAAAGAAGCACGTCAAGGCAAAGCAAATATGCCTGGACACGTGAGAGCAAGTATCAATTGGAACACACTAAAACGTATGAACAGTGACAAGTACTCACAAGAAATTATGGATGGCATGAAAGTGATTGTGTGTAAATTGAAAAAGAATCCATTAGAATATACAAGTGTGGCATATCCAACAGATGAATTAAGATTGCCGCAATGGTTTAAAGAATTGCCATTTGATGATGCTACAATGGAAAGCACTGTGATTGATAATAAACTTGGCAACTTGTTAGGTGTATTAGGTTGGGATATTAAGTCAACTGAAAGCAATAACACATTCAACAACCTATTTGATTTTGGAGGATAGATGGCTGTACATGGAATGATAGACTTGGAAACATTAAGCACAAGACCCGATGCCACGGTATTGACTTTGGGTGCTATAAAGTTTGATCCATATTCCAATGAGGAACCGCATACTGGATTATACCTTAGAGTGAATGTAGATGAACAGAGTGAACTTGATCGTCATATAGACAATGGCACTTTAGAATGGTGGGGTAAACAAGATGAAAAAATTAGAGACGAAGCACTCGGAGATGAGGATAGAGTGCCTTTGAATGAAATGGTTAAACAACTTAACAAATGGTGTGTAGGTCTAGATGAACTTTGGTGCCAAGGGCCTCTTTTTGATTACGCCATTCTACAGAATTTGTATGCCCAAATGGGACAACCAGTACCTTGGAACTATTGGCAAATTAGAGATTCACGAACTCTATTCAATATGTTACCAAAAGATCCAAGAAAAGACATACAGATGTCACTTCATAACGCATTGGCTGATTGCTACTTTCAAGCCAAAAGTGTACAGAAGGCTTACAAACATTTTGGAGTAAAGTCAAGATGGAACAATTAGTCATTGACTTTTCGTCAAAACCTAAATATAATGTAACAAACAGGAGAACAATAATATGAAAGATATCTTACAAGACATCGTTGCTCATACACATTCGCTAGGATTTCTTAGCCTTGTAAAAATAAGCAATGAAGAACAAACAAAAATAGAAAGCATGGCTGAAGACAGATCAGTTATTCTTTCAGCAAACACAAACACCAAAGTAAATGAATTTGATGGTGTGTTTGGTATGCCTAATTTAGATAAACTGGCTTTACATTTGAAATGTCCAGAATATCAAAAAGAAGCAAAAATAGAAGTTAAGTCAGCAGAAAGAAATGGCAAAACTATTCCAACACACATCCACTTTGAAAACAAAGGTGGTGATTTTAAAAATGATTACAGATTTATGAGTACTGAAATC